AGCGCCACCGGAAGCATCTCCTGCTTCCCAATAGGTATACCCAGCATCCCAGTAACCGGTTAGACGGCCAGTACTGGATTCAAACCAGCTTTTGTCCCAGTTAAAGCCAATGCCGACGCGCGCTGTAAGACCACCTTGGCCTGTCGCGCCAAGCGCTCCGGATAACTCAGCCGCCCCGGCGGACGCAGCGAAAAGGGAAAGCGCCACAACGGCGAGAACGTTTTTCATACGCACGGTCTTCCATGTTATTGAGTAGCAACCTATCAGAATCATAGCGCTATCAAATCGTTCCCTCATACAAGAAAAATGCTTTTTTTGGAAAGCTACCTGAATCGAAGCCCCTCAAAAACACAAAACCCCGACACGATGGCCGGGGTTTTTCTGTGTCGCGTTGCTTGAAAGCTGGACACGCTGCTATGAAAACAGGTGTTTATCCGCCCGCATAGAACTTTTTACGCAGCTTCTCGAATTTCTTCGAGGGCGCAGTCGATCCATGCAACGCCAGCCTTGATGATCTCTCGGGCCTTGCGCTCGGACATTCCAGCCTCCCGACCTACCCGCATAGCCGGTTGCTTGTAGCCGTAGTACGCCCACACGAAGTCCCCCATCTGCTGGTTGCGCTTCACAAGCCTTGCAACAGCACCATCCACGACCAGCGCCAGATCGTCCGTGATCACATGCTGGCGTGCACCACCCTCGGATGGGACGTTGTCCCGCATGAGCGCATACAGGGGTGAGACGTACCGTGGCACGCCCATCTCGCACATCCGCCACCAGCCCCACTGCTCGAGCAAGTACTCGGTATCGCCCAGCATCTTGTCCACGTAGGTTCTTTTCTTCATGCAGCCCTCCGGGGCGTTGGGTCGGTGTCCAGGCCGAACAGCTCGCAGAGGAGCTTGTAGGCGTGCTTGTTCTTGGCGCCACCCTGGATGATCCAGGCCTTGGCAAATTGCTCGAAGCCCTGATTGGAGCGCGAGCTCAGCCAGTCCACCACGATATCCATCAGGGCAGCCGAACCCATACGGCCGTTGGGCTGGTCCAGCATCATGCGGTTGCCTTTCTTCAGGAACTCACGCTCTACTGGGGTGAGGATCTTTTGCGGTGCGACCGCAGTTACGGTGCTCATTGGGTCACCCCCGAGGCCATGCGAGCCTCTGCAATTCGCACATACCCCAGAAACTGGTCAGCCGGCATCGACTCCTTGATCACGTCGAGGATCATCCGGTCCAGACCCTGCTGGGATTGCTGCTTGGCCTCCTTACGCAACTGTCCACAGCGGTACAGGGCTCGGGTACGGTCATGGTTGATGTGCTTGAGCGCTGCCTTGGCCCGGTTGTACCAGGCTCGGTCGTATGGCGTGCCCTGGATGGCGCGCTCGACGGCCTGCGCCAGCGACAGCTCCAGGCGGATAGCGTCAGCCACCAGTTGCTCATGCAGGGTCTCGCAGGCCTCCAGGGTGTCGGGCAGCTCGCGGGGCCCAACTAGGCGCGGGTGCGGCTCTGCAAGCTTAGGGGTATTGCCAGTGGCAACAGGCTGCTCGGCGCCGGCACGCTTCGTCACGTTCACCGACACGACCGGGGTTGCGGATTTGCCAGCGCCAGCGCGTGGCCACAGATCAGAAAGTTTCAAGGTGTTTGCTCCCCTTACGGTGCTTGGAGAAATTCAGTACGCGCCCCATCTCGACCTCATCGTCAGGCGGGAGGCGATTTCCGGCAAAATTGACGAATCGGGCGTACTGCCCTTGGCGCTGGACCAGGCATGATCCCTGCGGGGCCTGCCGGCCCTTGTCTAGGATCAGCTCAGTGACGCCCTGCTCGCCCGCTTCCGACTCCGGGTCGTGGTGCACAAGGATCACTGCGTCGGCGTCCTGCTCGATCTGGCCGGAGTCTCGCAGGTCGCTGGCCTGGGGCTTCTTGCCTGGGCGGCTCGCCGGGTTTCGGTTGAGCTGCGCCAGCACCAGCACCGGCACGCTCAGTTCCTTCGCCAGATTCTTCAGGGCGATGGAAATCTTCGCCACGGCGTCGGTGCGGCTCTGGTTCTTGCCCTCAGTGCCCACTAGCCCCAGATAGTCGATCATCAGGATGTCGAGGCCCTGCTCGCGCTGGAGCTTGCGGGCTTCCGAGCGGATGGCGCTCATGGTCATACCGGGGGTGTCGTTCAGGTACAACTGAGCTGCCTCAATCTTGCTGCCTGCAGTCCCGATGCGCTGCCACTCGTCCTCATCGAGGCTCTTGACCTCCTCCATGCGGCGCAGGTCGATCCCGCCCTGGGAAGCGATGGTGCGGACGGTCAACTCCTTCTCGTCCATCTCCAGGCTGAAGATCAGACCCACGCCAGCGCCACGGATAGCGATGTGGTTGACGATCTGCAGGCCCAGCATGGTCTTGCCGCTGCCTGGGCGGCCGGCGATCACCACCATGCTCTTGGGGCGCAGGAAGCCGATCAATTTGTCCAGATCGGCCAGGCCAGTCGAAAGCTTCGGCGGCGCTCGGTCGTCCAGCACTTCCTGCATGCCGTCGAAGACCTTGGGCAGCACCTCGGCCATACGCTTGTAACCGGCTTTGCCGCTCCCTTGGAGGTCACGCAGGTCTGCGATGGACTGCTGGGCCTGGGCGATGATCTCGTCCGGCACCAGGCCATTTGCAACGGCAGCCTTCGCGGAATGGCCGATATCGACCACCTGGCGAATCACCGCCCACTGCTTGACCTGCTTTGCGTAGGCCATCGCGTTGGCCACCGAGGGCACGTTGCGGCAGAGGTCCACTGCGAATGCCAGGGTGCCCTGCCCGCTCGGCAGAGTGCGCTGCACATCACCGACCGTCACCGCATCAACCGGCAGCCCACGCTCCAGACAATCACGGATCACGTCGAACAGGGCCGCGTGGTCGTCGTAGAGGAAATCGGCACTGGTCATCTGGCTCACGATGTCATCCACAAGCGCGGCGTTGCCATCGAGAGACGCTAGCATGATCGCCCCCAGCACGCCGTGCTCGGCCTCGGGGTAGCCCATCACCAGTTCGCTCATGCTTCACCTCGCGCCGAAGCCCAGGTGAACAGGACGGCAGGTCCGCCAGCATCGGTCAGGCGGTCTACAGCGCGATCCCCCAGGCACTTGCGCAAGCCGGCCAGGCCAAGGTTGGAAATCACAATGGTCGGCATGAGCTGGCGGTACCGGGAGTCGATCACCTCGAACAGCACCTGCCGCTCGAAGTCGCTGCCGTGCTGAACGCCAACCTCGTCGATCACCAGCAGATCCGGCTTCAACAGGGAGGCGTACACGTCGCGCTCGGTCTGCTCGGACTTCTTGTCGAAGGTCATCTTGATATCGCGGATGATCTCGATGGCCATGGTGTAGCGCGCAGATGCTCCGTAGCTGCGGATCACCTGCTGGGCAATGGCGCAGCTCAGGTGAGTCTTCCCGGTGCCCACGCTGCCCAGCAGCAGCATCGAGCGACCAACATCCCAGTTGGCTTCAAACTCGTCCACATACTCGCGGCACTTGTTCAGCGCGATGGCCTGGCCTTCGCGATGCGTGTCGGTCCGGTAGCTATCCAGCGTTGACGCCCGGAAGCGCAGAGGAATACCAGAGGCCAGCAAGCTGGCATTCACGGCTCGTTCGCGCCGGATGGTCAGCGCAGGCTTGCGGATCGCATCGTCAGTCGAGTGGACAGCGTCGAACTGGCAGCGCGGGCATCCCTTCCAGAAATGGTCACCAGAAAACGACTCGATCAGCTCGTCAGTGTAGGTGCCGTGTGCGTGGCACTCGGCCGGCTTGGTCTTGAGAATCTGTGGAGTGGTCATGATCTTGCTACCCGGTAGGTCCCGTCAGGCTGGCGAACCAGGCCTTCGGTGTGGTCAATCTTGTCGAGGTCGGTGTGGTTCGATTGGCCTGCGCCTCTGGTGCCAGATGCCCAAGCCTCTTTTTTCAGCCGGTCGACAATCCAAGAAGTCTTGAACCCCTGCCAAGCTGCCGTCATCGCCTCGGCCAGGGCTTTGTCGGGGCTGATCCCTGCCGCCCGACAGCCTTCAAACTCAGCCAGTACGTTGTTCCAGATCGTCAGATTCAGAGGCCCTTTCTTCTTCCGGAACTGGAAGTAATCACGGGCGGTTTGCTCGCTCAGGTCAGGCGGTGCCAACTCGAGCATCTGCTCGACCGTAAACCCATCATTTCCCTTCTTACGGTTCTTTGATGGTTCACCTTTGGGTTCTATTACGGTTCTGGGGGCATCTGGTGCCGGGGTGTCCGGCATCTGGTGCCGGGGTGGGGGGCACGTGGTGCCGGGGTCCCCGGCATCTGGTGCAGGGGGGCATTTAATGCCGGGGGCATAAGATGCCGGGGTTACGATGTAGTAGGTCGACCGCCCGGCACGCTCTTTCGCCACCAGCAAGCCGACGCTTTCCAGCCAACGGATCGCGTTGCGCACGGCACGCTCTTTCAGGCAGGTGCGCTCGCAGATCCTGGCAATGGAAGGCCAGCAAACACCGTCATCGTTGGCATTGTCGGCCAAGGAGATAAGCACCGACTTCTGGGCAGCGCTCATTTCAAGCGGCCAGCAGGCGGTCATCAGGATGGTGCTCACAGTTGCAGCTCCTCACAAACGCGGCGCACGAAGGCGTCGTAGCTCTCGGCCATCTCGAAGCCGTTGTCTTCCATCGCCTGGCGCCCGGCCTTGGCCAGCTCGTAAAGGGTCCAGCGCTCGCGCTCTGGAAAGCCTTTGAACTGGGTGTAGGTTGGCCAGGGCCCATTGATGATCGTTGCGCCAGCGCGCTGCTGGGGCGCCTGGGCGTGGGTTGTGGTCGGGGTCATTGGAGAGTCTCCGATGATGGGCCGGTGATATCCGTCAACGGGTTGACCTGGACCACTTCAGCGCCAGCAAAGGGCGAACCTGGGCCGAACAGATCAGGCAGGTCGCCTTCGGGAGCTGTCTTGATCCAGTCGACCATCGCCATGAAGCACGCCTCAAACAAAGGCCCGCCCTCTCCCCAGCCCTCGGACTGTGGGCTGGCACTGTTTTCCAACCTTGCGACGTAGATCAGCCCGGCAAGACCTCGCTCGTCGTTCTGGATTGCTGCACGATGTACCGGGTTGATGCTCAGCAGGTCGCACAAGCAGTCGAAGCCAATGGCGTCGTAGCTGTTGTCGGTGTCCTTGATCAGGTGGTAACCAAGACCGATCAAACCCTGCTTGGTGGTCTTGTGGTCATCTTCACGATGGCTCTTGGATTTCGCCATGAGGATGTCTGCCTGGTGCTGCGCCACTGGGTACGCCTTGAGCTTTGCCGCCTCGCGACGGAAGACACGGCGTTCATCGCGAATCTGCTGCAGCTTGGCCAAACCGTTGCGCACCACTCGCTGAGTAAGGATCAGCATCGTTTTGCGAGAGAGGTTGGGCTTGTTCGCGATGCTTGCGATCTTTTCGGCAATTTCGAGTTTGATGGTGCTCATGCGGTTTCTCCCGGAGTGCCGAACAGCTCGGCCAGGTCAATTTGGTAAACGTCCATCCAGGCACCAGCGGGCCAGGAACGAACCGTGCCGAAGGTGGGGTGGATGACTTTCGGGGCGGTGATGCCGCGCGCCGTACACCACTTGCGCAGCGGCACGTAACCGGCGGTGCCGAAGTTGCGGCCGGTGGCCTTCTCGACCGCGACCACGGACGCCTGGCGGATGCCGAGGCCCAGCTCTTCCTTGAGCTTTTGCACCTGACGGACTGCAGCGGATGCGGTGGCCATAGCCGTGGCTTCGCGGCGGGTGCCAATTTCGGCTTTCGTTCGGACTGCCTCATCGCGCTGCTGGGCGATCTGTCGGTTCTCAGCGATCAGCGCCAGCTGCTTTTCAACGGCACCCTGCAGCGCAATGAGGGCACCTTCCTGGGTCGTAACGTCAGGCTGGCTGGCACGGTTGCGCTCCTGGACAAGCTCCCAAAACTCGCGGACCAGCTTTTTCTTGAAGGCCCGGACAATCTCGGTGTTGCGCATGAACGTCAGCAGCAGGGTTGCCTGGGGCTCAGTCAGGAATGCGTACTCGGTAGGCCGGCCTCCGGTACTTTCGGATTTGAAATCCAGAAGTCCGAACTCCTCCAAGTCGGCCTGGTAGGAGCGCACCAACTTGATAACGCTGGCGTGGTCGTTCTGAGTGCCCAGGGCAACGGCGAGAGTGGTGGTGACGGCATCGCCGTCCTTGATGGTGACCAGGTTCATGCCGCACCTCCCACATCCTTCGCATCATGGAAAGCAGCTGCGTTGCGGTGCGGGTACAGGAAATTCCTGGTGTCGAAAACGACCCGCTCAAACAGGCGTTCAAGCTCCCCGGTTACAGGATTGCCGAATCCGCCGAGCGAAGGCACGACATGCGCCCAGTACAAGGCTTTGATCAATTTGAATGACTCGCGGGCTTCGTTGAAGCGTGCGATTTCGGCGGCGGTGAGGGTTACGCCCTGGACGATCTCGCCGGAAACCGGCGGCGCCATTACCTCCGTTCGGACTGTCAGCATGCCGCACCTCCCGCGCCACGTTTTGCAGGGGTAGGTTGTTGTGGCGCGACGGGCTGCTGGGCTTCAAGGTTGCGGAGGTTTTCATCCATCTTCCGCGCCCACTCCTCGGCGTTGGTCGCCCACTCCTCGGCTTGTATGGCCCCGATACCGGCCAAGCGACCTGCGGTGTCAGGCTCAGGCAGCAATTTGCTCACAGCCAGGAACATGGTCTTGAAGTCGTTGAGCTTTTCCCGCAGCACCAGCAGGTCGTCGTAGGCTTCATCTGCAATGTTTTGGAGGGTCTTCATTGCGCACCACCTGCTGCATTCATCAGTTGAAGCAACTGGTCCTGCGCCTGCTCGGCCAGCATGAACAAAGCTTCGTGGACGATGGATTCGCCGTAGTGGTCGATCAGGGGGGGGTGACCTGCTACCGAGTCATCTTTGAAGGAGTCGTTTTCCATCAGGATCAAAACGAACCCCTCAATGACACGCAGGCGGGACATGACCTTTTCGCCCAGGTCGCTGGTTGTCGTGCTCATTGAGTCACCTCCGCGCCACGAACTGGAGAGGTAAGGTTTTGTGGTGCGCGGTCTTCAGCGTCGCGGATGGCTACAGCCACTGAGTCGAGCAGCGCTTCACAGTGCTGCGTCAGCACCCAAACGCCGTAGATCTCCTCGCCGTTATCAGGCGCCGCGCTCATAAGAGCCCCGAGCAAGGCATTCACGCTGGACAGAATTGAGCTAGCGCTCTCAATTGCGGCGTAACAGCTAGTGCCAGGAAGAACCTGCAGCCCTACTCCGGAGATCAGGAAGCCTTCGGCACGCGTGACAAGTGCGGTCATTGGGCACCACCTTGCTCGGCGGCATGAGGGAGCGCGTCCTGGTAGGCGTGTTCGTGATAGGCGTAGAGCGTTTCTGCGCAGTGCCCTAAGGCGCTCAACAAGGCCTCTCGGTCGCGTCCATTGAGCAACTCGCCAGACTCCGCCGAGTCTTCAAGCAGTATCCTGGCGATGCCGTGAACGCCATATGCCGCACGGAAGCGGCTACGGAGATCGCTCAAGTGAGGCTTGGGTGGTTGCGCGGGTGATTGCGCAGTGGTATTTTTTGGGTGCGCCATAGCGCCGTCTCCTATTCAAAGACGTTACGAAGTAACCACTCCTCCTACAGAGTGGCGTGAGAAACCCGCTTCCTACGGCGGGTTTTTTGTTGCCCGGAGAAAAGTCAGCCAGACAACAAAAACAGGGATGCCGAGGCCGTCATGGGGAGGCCTGTGCGACACTGGATGGATTCACAGCACCACCAGTGGAGCTGTGCTGAGTGGCAGTTGGGAGTATCGTTTGCGTCAGGGTAGGGAGCGCACTTGCCAGTAAGACGGTAATCTCAATGGGAGTGCCGTTCGCCGTCGCCAGATCGCAGATCCGCTGAGCGTAAATGGTCTCTCCGGTGTATTCGGTCCGGGGCAATCGACCTGCAGAAAGCCACTTGTACACGGCGCGCGGGGACTTCTCGCAAGCTTGCGCTACCGCTACGACACCGCCTGCCGCATCAATGGCCTTCTTTAGGGATTGCATGGGGGTCTCCGGCGAAAATATGAACCTTGAGTACATACTATGTCGGAACTGAAAGTACATGCAACCCCATGCAATATTGAACGAATGGTTCAGATAGAAGAATTGCGCAGCGCATTCGCTGCCAGACTCAAGCAAGCCCTCACCGCCCGAGACATTCCGTCTTGGGGTTCAGGGGCGCGCATCTCCAAAATGATCGGCGTTACCCCAAAGGCAGCCAGCAAGTGGCTGAACGGAGAGTCAATGCCTGGCGGCGCGAAAATGCTGGCATTAGCTACTGCGCTTAAAGTTCGGGTGGAATGGCTGGAATACGGCAAGGGTGGAATGACGGATGAAACGTCAGGCTTTGACGCTAACGTCGAGCCGACTCCCGGCCCTGTCAGGTATTACGAATACCCGGAAATAAGCTGGGTTCAGGCCGGGATGCCAATGGAAGCGGTAGAGATTTCGAACGTCGCCTTGTGCGAGGTTCACCCATCGGACGCCTGGGCCGGACCAAACGGGTTTTGGCTCAAGGTAAAAGGCCCCTCAATGACCTCGCCAAGCGGGATGTCATTCCCTGAGGGCATGGTGATCCTGGTGGCTCCAGGCTTCGACGTTGAGAGCAGCCAATTTGTGGTAGCCAAGATGATCGACACCAACGAGGCCACCTTCAAGCAGTTCATTTGGGATTCCGGTCGGGCCTTCCTTAAGCCTCTAAATCCATCGTTCCCAACTGTCGAAATGGATGGTGAGTGGGTGCTCGTAGGCCGAGTCGTTGATGCGAAGTGGCCAAGGTCTGTACTCTAGGGTTCTGTCTAGCTGCACCCAAGCCCGCAAAACGCGGGCTTTTTTGTGCGCGCCGGAAAAATATGTACTTTTGGTTCTTGCATTAATTGAACCTTTAGTACATATTTCTTCCATCACTCACCGCAAGGAGCGCCACCATGACCACCGCAACCTCGATAACTCTCGGCAACTGGCAAGGCCTTCTCGGCCGTGGCGCAGCCCCTCGTGAGCTGGAGTGCCTGCTGGCGATTGCTGGTGGCGCCTCAGGCAAGGAAGCCGCCCGCGCCCTGGGCATCAGCGAAGACGGCGTGAAAAAGCGCCTGATCGCGCTGGGTACAAAGTGGGGCGTCACCCGCCGCGCTGCCCTGGTTGCTGAGGCATTCAAACGTGGCGTCATCAGCCCCGCCGCAACCGCCCTGGCTCTGGTTTTGGTGATCCACGGCCTGATGGCTGATGACGTTGCACTTCGGGTTCGTCGAGGGAGTGGCGAGAAGCGTGTTGAGCTTCGCGTTGCGGCGCGGCGGATCGAGCAACAGCTTGTGCTGGCTTAGCAGCGGCGAGCGCCTTCGGTGAGGGTGCTGTCCGGTGCGAAAGCATCACGCGGTTCGGCAAGGCCAGGCATGGCAGGCCATGCCAGGGCGAGGCGCGGCTTGGTTCGGCAAGGGCTGTTTACAGCGGTCTGCCCTTCTGCGGAAGTTCAGATCAGTGCAAATAGCATCACGCGGTAGGGCATGGCTAGCCATGGTGCGGTTCGGCTGGGCATGGCGTGGCAAGGGCTGCAAAGCAGCGTCATGCACCTTCGATGAGGGTGCATGGCGGTGATCAGCGGATGACTGGTGATTCGATCATCGAGACAACGAAGGGGTAGGCGCGGATGCAACCGATCAATGTGACCAGTACAGACAGCGTGAACAGGAAGAAACCCGTCTTGTTCAGCCTCCGCGGCCTGCCGCTGATGATGATTGAGCCGAGCTGGTATGGGTGCGGCGCCATGCCAGACACGAACGGTCTGCAGGCCATTTCGCCGATGCCCCACAAAAGGCCGGCGAGCGAGAAAAGTCCGACCAGTCCGTTATCGATTTTCAGGTCGATGGTGAGCGAGGCCAGGAGCAGCAAGAAACACAGAATCGCCATGATTTTGAACCATTCATCCGCGATGAATTTTGCAACTACGGACAGTCCCAAGTTGCGCCCTCCTTTGCTGGCTGTGTTGTGTGAGAGCGCTCAGCCTAGCGCAAAGTCCGTCACCTGGGCAGTGGTGAGCAAGTCGGGGCTGACCGACAGAAGTCAGGGTTCGGAACGGCGCGGCTTGGCGAGGTCAGGCTTGGCGCGGCTCGCTCTGGCAGGGCATGGGCTACAACGTAGCGGCCTATCTCTTCCTGGAGGAGGTAGGCCGGTACCGAGTACCACACGGCGCGGTCCGGTGAGGCAAGGCCGGGTTGGGTGGGGCAAGGCTCGCCGAGGCAAGGGCTGATCAGCGCTCAGCCACTTCCGAGAGGTGGTTGAGCGGTGCGAAAGCGCCAAAGGGCCAGGTACGGCAAGCCGGGGTATGGCAAGGCGATGCTTGGTTGGGTTCGGCAGGGCAGGGGCTGCTGGTCAGCGTAATGGCCTTTCGTTGAGAGGTCATTGCGGTGCGAAGGCATCACTCGGCAAGGCACGCCAGGGCGCGGTGTGGCTGGGCAAGGTCCGGCCTGGCGAGGCAAGGGCGATAACTCGCAGCGAGGTCACTGGCGCTTAATCCAGTGACAACCTCAAAGCAACTTCCCGAGAGGTTGTTTTGAAGTCTCAACACGCAAAGCACAGTGCATCGCATTTGGCGAAAAGGCACACGCAGCCATCAATTGGAGATATCCATGCAAACTTTGAAAGTTAAACTCACTGGCACCCGTCCGCTTCTTGTTCACGCCGATGTGTTCGCCGATCCGCTGAACAAATTGACCAAAGCGCATAAGCAGCTGACTTCGAAGCGCAAGAAGTCCGACGAAGACCACGAACTTATCGCCCGCAGTGAGTGGCGTGGCGGTTTGTACTTTGCCGATGATGTCGGCCCATACCTGCCTGGCATCAACATCGAATCCGCCCTCGTCGCAGGCGGCAAACTTTCGAAGATGGGAACTCAGCTCAAGCGCTCCGTCGAGATCATGGATACCCGCTGCCCGATCATCTACGAAGGCCCGCGAACTGTCGAAGGCCTGTGGGACGAGCAGTTTTACGATGCGAGAAGCGTGAAGGTCGGCACCGCTCGGATCACGCGATATCGCCCCCTCTTCCGCTCTTGGGCCGTGGTCTGCGAGATCGCCTACGATCAGGAATCCATCGACCGTGACCAGGTGCTGAAGTGCCTCGAGGACGCTGGACAGTACTGCGGCGTCGGCGACTACCGCCCGAAATTCGGCCGCTTTGCCGTGGAGGTGCTGTGATGGCTGTCGTGCCGCTCAAGCCGAATAGCTGGAGCTTGGACAAGGCCGTCGAGCAGTTCCTTGCCGACAAGTTCGAGGATGGCCAACTCATCAGTCACGCCTGGCTTGAGTGGGCACTGAACTTGCCGAAGCCCAGCACTGCGAAAGAGATGGTGAACTGCCAGTTCGTGATCCTGGATCGTGTCGAGCAGTTCAAAGAAGCCCTGCTGACTCAGCATCAAATCTACATCGTCAGCGTTCGCGGCAAGGGCTATCGAATTGTTCCGCCGAGCGATCAGGCATTCATCGCTGTAGATAACGCAATGCAAGGTGTTCGTCGCGAGTTCAGCAAGTGCCAAAAGGTGATGAAGCATACTCGTCTTGGAGAACTCGACGCAGACCAGATTAAGCGCCACACGGATGCACAAGTTAAAGTTTCTGCAATTGCAGGGATGGTAGGCAAAGGTAAGCGCGAAGTATTCGGTCTGTTCAAGGCATAACTTCCGCCAAGCAACACCCGCAACTTCACTCGAAAGCCAAGTTACTCGGCAGGCTACCGGCTTGCCTGAAAAAGGAGAAACACATGCTCTGCCTTACACGACGCATCGGTGAGCGCATCGTCATTGGCGACGGAATCACTGTGCAGGTATTGCAAATCAATGGCGGCATCGTGCGCATCGGTGTTGAAGCGCCAGCAGGTGTTCCCGTCGACCGCGAAGAAATCCGCGAACGCAAACAGAAGGAGCCACGCCATGGCCTTTGATAGTCACAGCCTCGACAAATTCGTTGTACGCCTCCCCGACGGCATGCGCGACCAGGTCAACGTCGCAGCGAACGCAGACGACCGCAGCATGAACAGCCTGATCGTGAAGGCGATCCGCGAGTACCTGGACCGCAACGAGCGCGCCAACGTTTTGCTTGATGCGCTGACCCTGGCCGCAACCGCCCAAGGAGTTCGCCATGACGCAGCCTGATCGCATCACCTTGGTCTTGAAAGCGCCCGAGGGTGGAAGCCTGGAGCAGATCCTGCCGTTCGCCCAGCTTGGCGCCCACGTCCATGTCGGTCGCGGCCTGGCTGTGATCGCCGGCGCCAGCGAGGGAGACCTGCAGTGGGAGCTTGAGAAAGCGCTGGCCCGTGCAGGTGGCGCGCCGCAGATGTCGGTGGTGTACACGCCATGGACCGATAAGCAGGTTCTGGATTTCCTGTCGGTTGCACTGCGCCACGTCGTGGTGCAAGGCGACCTGCAGTTCAGCCACATCAACGACGCCATGCTCTACATGGCAGAGAAGGGAGAGCCTGCATTCTGCAAGGCGCTCGGTATCGACGAGCACGTCAAGTTGGTAGCCGACGCCCGCCGGTACCGCTGGCTGCGTGACCGCGAGCGTATCGGAGATCCCGACGAAGATCTGCTGGTGGTGCGCGGCGACAACTGGATCTCCGCCGAAGAGCTGGATCAAGAGATCGACACGGCCCTGCGCCTGGAGGCCTTGCAGCAGCAGATGGTGCAGGAGCAGCAGCCATGACCCAGCTCAAGCCTGCCCGCAACGAGTTCGAAGACCTGGGCGAGCGCCTGGTGCGTTTTGGCAAGGCGCTGCAGGACAGCACCACCAGCGTGGGACGGCTCAACCAGCTGGCCCGTGAGTGCGGTATCACGCTGCGCCTGCGGGCTGTCGTTGACACGGAGGGCGCCATCCATGGGCAGCCTCGCTGAAATGGCGCTTGAACACGCCCGCCGGCGGATCAGCGGGAAGCCAGCGAAAGCACCTACATCTAAGGTGCCGAAAATTAGCACGCCTTCGCCAGACGCCAAGCCGCGCAGCCTGGAGGTAGTCATCACCGGCCCCATCAACCGCTTCATGTACTTGGAAGCAAGGAACTGGGCGATTGACTTGGTCGCCTCACTGCGCGGCTCACCGGTCGACGTGGTGATTGAGCGATTGGCCGGCGCTACCGAAGGCCGCCCAGGGAGCTATGTGGCCGGAATCCAATCGGTGATCAGAGAGCTACAGGCCGGAGTGGGCCATGACTAGACGCGGGCCTGTCAAGCGTTGGACCGAGGCAGAGGATGATCTCCTTCGCCTGCTCTATCCCAACAAGACCAACAAGGAGCTTTGCCTGCTGCTGCCTGGGCGGACAAAGACAGCCATCACCTTGCGGGCAGCCCTGTTCGGGCTGGTTAAGACCGATGCCCACAGATCGGAAACGCATCGACGAATCCTGCTTGCCAGGCTGGAGGCCAAAGGCGGCCAGATTGGCCAGGATCCAAGACCGGTTGGAGCCACCCACCGCAAGGGCAGGTACACGCTGATCAAGGTAGCGCAGCCCGACGTGTGGAGACCGCTTCATATC